GCGGATTTTCCCGCGTACGGGATCCACAGCTTCGCGGTTACCGGCGGTAACCGACCGTCTTGATCGCTGCCGGCGGCGGCGAGAAGGAGCCAGTAATGCCAGGACCAGCACCGAAGCACCCGAGCGCACGCGCTCGACGGAACCGAACCTCGACCGCGGCCACACTCTCGGCAGTACACGACGTCAAGGCGCCCGAACTCCCGGCTGACCGGGACTGGCACCCGCAAACGTTGGCCTGGTGGGCTGACGTGTGGGCGTCGCCGATGGCGCCGGAGTACGACGACTCCGACAAGCACGGCTTGTTCGTCCTCGCGGTGCTGGTCGACGGATTCTGGCGGAAGCCGCACTGGACTGCGGCGGCGGAGATCCGGCTGCAGCGGCAGTGCTTCGGCCTCTCGCCAATCGACCGCCGGCGGCTGCAGTGGGAGATCGAGAAGGTCGACGAGGCGCAGGAGCGCGGCGAGCGTCGGCGGGCGCAGTCCCCACCCCGATCGCGTACCACTAAGTCGGGACAGGATCCGCGGTCGTTCCTGACGGCGGTGTAGCCGATGGGCACCTTGATGGTGCCTCCGCCGGACGGCAAGGTTTGGCCGACGCTCGGCCCACAGGTGTGCGACTTCCTCGAAGCGCGCTGCGTCCACGGACCTGGCGACCTCAAGGGGAAGCCGTACACGCTTGACGCCGAAGGCCGGGCATTTATCTACAGCATGTACGAGGTGTTCCCGCGGGATCATCCTCGCGCGGGCAAGCGCCGGTACAAGCGGTTCGTGCTGTCACTGCGGAAGGGCACCGCTAAGACGGAGAAGGCCGCGGCGGTGGCGTTCGCTGAGCTTCACCCCGAGGCGCCCGTGCGCACCGACGGGTGGAAGAAGGTCGGCGGAGTCTGGCAACCTGTCGGGCGGCCGGTGATGGACCCGTACATCCCGATGGTGGCCTACACCGAGGAGCAGACGGAAGACCTCGCGTACGCCGCGCTGCTGGTGATGGTGACCGAAGGCGAAGACGCGGACCTGTTCGACGCCGGCCTCGACCGGATCCTTCGACTCGACGAGCGCGGCCGGGCTGACGGCAAGGCTGTCGCGCTGGCTTCCTCGCCAGACTCGCGGGACGGCGCCCGGACAACCTTCCAGCATGTCGACGAGCCGCACAGGTTCACGCTGCCGCGCCTGATCGATGCGCACGAGACGATGCTGCAGAACATCCCGAAGCGGATGATCGCCGATCCGTGGACGCTGGAAACGTCGACCACGTACACACCGGGCGAGGGCTCGGTGATGGAGAAGACCCACGAGGCAGCCGACGAGATCGCCGCTGGCCGGGCCACCGATCCGACGTTCTTCTTCTTCCACCGCGAGGCGACACCCCGCGAAGGCGAGGACCTCGACGACCCCGAGCAGCTGCGCGCGGCCATCCGGGAAGCGTCAGGTCCGGCGATCGCCACCTGGGAGGACTTCGAGGGCCAGGTCGAGTCGATCGCGACCCTCTACCACCAGGCGAAGCAGCGCGGGAACAGCTGGTACTTCGAACGGGTGTGGCTCAACCGCCGCCGGCAGTCGGGTCGTCAGGCCTTCGACGCGGCCCGGTGGAAGAACGACCTCGCCCGAGCGGGCTACGAGATCCCGGATGGTGACCCGGTCGCTGGCGGTTTCGACGGCTCGAAGTGGCGGGACTCGACCGCACTGGTGCTGACCGACATCGACGGCTTCCAGACCCTGTTCAAGATATGGCAGCACGACGGGACCGAGGGCTGGGAAGTCCCCGAAGACGAAGTGGACGAGGCGGTCGCCGAGGTCAACCGGCGCTGGAACCTGATCCGCTTTTACGGCGACCCGGCCCAGGGCTGGGACGGCGGCCTGTCGCGGTGGGCCGGGAAGTACGGGCCGAAGAAGTTCGCCATGTTCTACACCGACTCCCGCAACACCCGCGCCATCGGCGGGGTGTTCCGCTCCTACCACTCCGCCATGCGCGGCGGCGAGGTCAGTCACGATGGCAACGCCGTATTCGCGGAGCACATCGGCAACGCCTGCAAGCGGGACCTTTCGACGCGTGACGAGGACGGCGCACCGCTCTGGACGATCGAGAAGGAACGGCGGGACTCGCCGAAGAAGGTTGACGCTGCGATGGCCGGTGGGCTGTCCTGGCGGGCTCGGTTGGACTCCATCGCGGCGGGGCTGATGAAGCGGCGCATGCCGAAGAAGGTAATCGTCATGAGGTAGGGGGTGCGGTGGCAACCCCAACCGAAGACCGCGACTGGCTGACAACCCTCGCACTGTGCCATGACCGCGAGATGCCCGAGCTGAAGCTGCTCAACGACGAGTACGAGCTCCGTGCGGCGCAGCGGTACATGCACCCGGACATCCTGCGGGAGTTGGGTGACCGGCTGCAGCAGGTCGTCATCGCGTGGCCGCAGCTCGTCGTGGACTCCTTGGAGGAGCGTCTCGACGTCGAGGGCTTCCGGCTGCCTGATGAGGATCAGGCCGACGATGACCTGTGGCGGGTGTGGCAGAAGAACTGCTGCGACGAGGAGTCCCAGCTGGGGCATGTGGACGCGCTGAGCATGAAACGCGCCTACATCGCGGTTGGTTCGAACGAGGATGACGCCGACACCCCGCTGGTGACGTTCGAGTCGCCGCTTGAGGTGTACGCCGACATCGACCCGCGGACCCGCAAGACCCGCGCCGCGCTGAAGCGGTGGATCGAGTATGAGGGTTCGCTGGCGCGGATGCCGGAGCGGTACGCCACCCTGTACCTTCCCAATCGCACGGTGTTCTACGAGTCGTCGAACGGGTCGGACTACACCGAGACCGGTCGGGATGAGCACAACCTCGGCGAGACCCCGATCGTCCCCCTGATTAACCGGGGCCGGTTGGCCGACAGGCGGGGCCGGTCCGAGTTGTCCCCGGTGCTGCCGCTGGTGCACTCGGCGAACAAGCTGGCGACGGACATGATGGTGGCCGCTGAGTTCGTGGCGATCCCGCTGCGTGGGTTCCTGGGCATCGGTCCGGATTCGTTCGAGGACCAGAACGGGAACAAGCTCACCGCGTTGCAGGCGATCCTCGGCCGGATGCTGACCATCCCGGAAGATGCGCAGTCGGTGAAGCAGTTCGAGTTCGCCGCGGCGCAGTTGAGCAACTTCCACCAGGCGATCAACCAACTCGCCCAGTTGGTGGCGTCCATCGCCGGGTTGCCGCCGCACTACCTTGGCCAACTCACCGACAACCCGGCCTCCGCGGACGCGATCCGCAGCAACGAGGCTCGGCTGGTGAAGAAGGCCGAGCGGCGCCAAAGGGCGTTCGGTGGGTCACATGAGCAGGCGATGCGGCTGGTGAAGCGATTCCAGGAGGGTGACTGGGATCCCCGGTACCGCCGGCTGGAGACGATCTGGCGCGACCCGTCCACCCCGACGGTGGCACAGAAGGCCGACGCGGCGGTGAAGCTGTTCAACCTGCCGCAGCCGATCGTGCCGATGCGGCAGACCCGGGAAGACCTCGGCTACTCCGACGCGCAGATTGCGCGGATGGAAGCCGAGGACGAGAAGCAGGCGGCGCGGGACCTGAAGATGTTCCAGCAGGAGACCGCGGCGCAGATGCAATCCGCTAACACCCCGGTAGATGTCGCAGCGGGCAATGTCCCAGCCAACCAGCCTGCCTAACGCGGAGTCGATCCGCGCCATCGGCGGTCCTGGACTGTTCCGGCTCGCCTCGGCTCATCGACTTCGCCAGCAGCTGCTCGCACGACGAGCCCGCACCTACTTCCGTCGCCTGTGGGGGTTCGTCGCCGCCGGCAACGCGCAGGCATCGTGGGCGAGAGTGTCGATGATGGCGGCCGCGGCGATGCGCGCTGTCCAGCAGGAAGCCGCACGGGGCGCTGACGAGTACGTGGTGGCCGCCATGGCGCACCAGGGCGTCACATCTGACCTCGCCGGAGCGCTGGTGCCGGCGGCGTTCAGTCTCTCGGCAGCGGATGGCCGGGACCTGCCGGGGCTGCTGGGCTATCCGGCCTTCGAGGTCTCAGCCTTCGTCGACCAGGGAATGGCCGAAGCTGAAGCCCTGGCCATCGGCCAGCGGCACCTGGACCGGATCGTGCAGACCGAGGTCGCCGACGCGGCCCGGGTCGCAACCGGGGTCGCCGTCACATCCGACCGGAAGACGACCGGCTACATACGGATGCTCACACCCCCCAGTTGCTCGAGGTGCGTGATCCTGGCCGGCCGGTTCTATCGGTGGAATACCGGGTTCGAACGGCATCCGCAGTGCGACTGCGTCCATATCCCGGCCGCTGAGGATGTTGCGGGTGACGTCAGGACCGACCCGAAGGCGTACTTCGATTCGCTCAGCGAAGCCGAGCAGAACGCGACCTTCACGAAGGCCGGCGCGCAAGCGATCCGCGACGGATCGGACGTCAGCCGGGTCGTCAACGCGCGGCGCACGAAGGACAGCCTCTACGTCGCCGGTGGGGTGCAGTACACCACCGAAGCCGCCACGCGCCGAGGGACCGGTAAGCGCCGCAGGCTGACACCGGAGAGCATCTACAAGATCGCCGATGGCAACCGCGACGAGGCGATCAGATTGCTCCGGCTTCACGGCTACATCACTCGGTAGGGGGTGGTTCTCACCGTGTCTGCCAAGACCCACATGTTCGACTCCAAAGCGCAGATGCGGTGGAGAGAGCGCCTTCGCAACGCACCAGACTTTTGCACGTCGCTGGGGTGAAGCGACCGAGCTAGCTGGCCGGTCGAAGACCCTACCGAAACGCAAGAAGCCGCCGAAGTCGGCCTACCGCACCGCCCGTTCCCTGATGGGGAGGTAGCCATGGGTGCAAGAGCCATGTTTGAGGAGGCCAAGCACCCACGGGCGTACAAGTCGACCACCCAGCGCGGCTCAACTGAGCGGTTCAAGAACCCAACGGCATACGCCATAGCGCATGACGCGATCGTCGCCGAGCGGCGCAAGCGCCGCGCTGCTGCCAGGCGGAAGTAGCAATGGCGACTGCTCGTGGGATGTTCGACGCGGCGAAGCACCCTCGAGGGTTCCACGGCCGGTTCGGCTCAGGCGGAATGGTGACGCGGTCGCATGAACTCCCGCATTCGGCGCCTGCTCGCGGCTACGGCGCAGCACCCGTACCGAGGCTGGCCGCGACAGAACGTGCCCGGAAACTCGCCATCAAGCGGCGCACTGAGGTAGCCAGGGGTATCCGACCCGCGGCGAATTTCCGGGAACGGATGGACCTGCAATACCAGTCGCCGCGGAAGATAGCCGAGGCGGTGGCGCGGCAAGGCAACCCGATGCGGCCGCGGCTCGGCCCCGAGGGATCCCTGCGAGTCACGAGAGAAGCGGCTGGTGGGTACCGCAGCCCGACCACGATGGGCAGTCGCCGCACGTTCAGCGGCAAGCGGGTTCGGGTCCGTGACACCAGCGCGGCACACCGGCTGACCACCCGCGGCCGATACGTCCAGGCGAAGTACGGGGAGTGACTGATGTCCAGCGCGAAGTTCGACGCTCTCGCCGCGAAGGTCGGCTCTACCCGCCTCGCCGGCTACATCACCACCCACAACCCGAAGGTCGCCGCGCGTGCTGCCGCGACCCGGGCCAGGCACAAGGCCGCGAAGATGCTGCGCCGTAAGGGCGACAAGTAGCCCCGGATGTCGCAGCCGTTCCAGTTCACCCGCGGCGCCGGCGGGAAGTTCACCGGCTCCGTCGGCGGGGTTCCGATCCCACCGGCCATGGCCGCCGCGATCCAGCGGCTCGGCGCCGCCGCTGGCGGACCAATGTCCTTCAACGGTCGCACCGGCACCGGGTACAACAGTCGGAACGGCGACCCGCGGGTCAAATTGCTGCAACAGGCACTCAATGCCGCTGGCTTCACCGATGGCCAGGGCCGGCCGCTGGCGGTGGACGGGAAACTCGGCCCGCTCACGACCGCGGCACTGAAGGCCGCGCAGAAGCAGCTCGGCGTCCCCACCGATGGTGTGGCCACCCCGAAGTTGCTGGCGCAGATCATGAGCCTTCCGCCGAGGAAGTCGAAACCTGTGTCGAAGCCGAGCATGAAGGCCGCACCGGTGAAGCGCGCGCCGAATCGCACCGCCGCCGCCTTGTTGGCGGCCGCCAAGACCTCACCCGCCGCGCCGCAGTCACTTCAGCGCGGTCGGGTGAAGTTCCAATAAGCCCGGAGGGCGAATTGACCCAACCAGACCCGTCGGCGGAGTCGACGGAAACCACACCACCGGCGGAGCCGGAGGAAACCAAGCCCACACTGTTCGACCCTGACAGCCTGTCGCCGGAGGCGAAGGCGTACATCAAGGCGCAGGTCGAGGGCGAGAAGTTCAAGGCCCGCGACGGGGCGCGTAAGACCGCCGCCGAGGAGGCTCGCAAGGCCACCCTCGCCGAGGTCGCGAAGGCGCTCGGGCTCACCGAGGAAGGCGAGGAAGTCTCCGCCGAGGAGATGTCCGACCGCATCCAGGACGCCCAGGCGCAAGCGTTCCAGGCCCGTGTCGAATCGCAGATGGTCCGCGCTGCGGGCCGGCTGGGGTTCGACGCCGACAACGCCATGGACTCGAACCGGTTCATGGACGACCTGGCCGCAGCACTCGACGAGAAGGCCGACGACTCGCCGGAGCACATCTCCAACCTTGACCCACGATCCAGCGCGTTCACCGCCGAGGTGGAACGAGCGCTGGGTGTGGCACTGGAGAAGAATCCCCGGTTCAAGACCACCAGCACCCCGCGGGCGGATCCGTCGCAGGGTGCCCGGGGCGCCGGTCCGGACGTCGACAGCCGCATCGCCGAAGCGCAGAGCAAGGGCGACTGGCGGACGGTCATCTCGCTGCAGAACCAGAAGCTGAAGTTTTAACGAAAGGGCCGGCGCGGCCGCGCCCGAACAATGAAGGGAGCTGCCAGCCATGGCTGGTATCACCGCGCTCGGCACCACCTACACACTGCCCAACTACACGGGCATCCTCTACCAACTGACCCCGGCGGACACGCCTTTCTTCTCCGCGATCGGCGGTCTTTCCGGCGGTGGGCAGACCACCAACACCGAGTTCGAGTGGCAGTCGTTCGACCTGCGGTCCGCGGCCCAGCCGGCGGTGCTGGAAGGCCAGGACGCGCCGACCGACCAGGGGCGGGTGCGGGCGCAGATCAAGAACGTCACCCAGATTCACCAGGAGACCGTCGGTGTGTCCTACACCAAGCAGGCCGCGGTCGGCCGGCTGGCGGGTCTCGCGACGGCCGGGGTGCAGAACCCGGTCTCGAACGAGATGGACTGGCAGACGGAGCAGATGCTCAAGCAGATGGTGCGGGACATCGAGTACTCGTTCATCCGCGGCACCTACCAGCTGCCGACCGACAACACCACCGCCCGGCAGACCCGCGGCATATGGAGCGCGATCACCACGAACGTCACCGACGCGGCGGCAGGTGCCACCTCGACCGGAACGGCGACCGCGTCCACCGATCTGATCACTTTCACGAACACCTTCACCGGCGGCGAGACGATCGTCTTCACCAACATCGGCACTGCCACCGGTATCAGCGTCGGCCCCACCACGTACTACGTCTCAAAGACCAGCCTCTCCGGCACTGTGTTCGGCGTGACCACGACCAAGGGCGGCACCACTCTCGTCGACATCACCGCCAACGGCACCGTGGTGTGGTCCAACGGTGTGGCGCTGACCAAGACGATGGTCGACGACACGATCCAGAGCGCCTACGACAACGGTGGCCTGATGGAGTCGGCGACCGCGACGATCCTGTGCGGTTCCGCGCAGCGTCGGGCGATCACGAACGCCTACCTGGGCTCCGGGGCGGCCGGCAACTACGTCTACAAGGAGCTGACGGACAACGTCGGCGGCGTCACCGTGGACCGGATCCAGACGG